CCGCTTTCGAAGGCGACTTCGACACCGGCAACGTGCGGTACAAGGCTCGCGAGCGTTACAGCTTCGGCTGGTCCGACCCGCGTGGTATCTACGGCTCTCCTGGGGCCTAAAAAACCAAGAAAAGGGAGCCTTGTGCTCCCTTTTCTTTTGGTGTATATTGGTTTCATTCCGGGGTCCCCGGCGCTTCTGACAGTCCCGGCTGACGACATGCAGACAGAGCGCCTCTAGCACACTCGCATGTGAGGAACAAATGGCAAGCACCACTTTCACTGGCCCGGTTCGTTCGCAGAACGGCTTTCAATCCATCACCAAAAGCGCCACGACTGGCGCAGTCACTGTAAATGCCACTTTTGGGGCTACTACCAGTGTCACGGATTTGACCACCACAAATTTGACCGCCACAAATCTGGTTTTTACTGACCAAAACCACCCCACCACTTCTGCAGTCAATGCTACCGCCACCGCTAGTGCAGCGGCAGTTGCCACGGGGTACATTACTTCTACTTCGGCTGCCCCGACCACGATTACTTTGCCAACTGGCACGGCCTTGGGCACGCAAATTAGCGCAACCCGTGGTACTGTCCTTGAGCTGTACATTGACAACACTGCTGGCGCAAGCACTGTCACCATCGCTGCCAATACCAATGCAGTCTTATCTAGTGCAGGGGTGGACACCGCAGCTTCGTTTGGCGACCTGACCGTTGCTTCTGGTGCGACTGGTCTTGCCCGCTTTACCATCATGTTCTCCAGCGCAACAGCCTACGTATTCACCCGTACGGCTTGATTAGGAGTCCGCCATGGGCTTTCAATATGACGTAAAAGCCAAGACGATGACCGCTACCGGGGCTACCGGGATCGGTCTGCCTCGCGCTCGCATCAAGGCGATTTACTATGTTCCTGCCGGCACTGCCGGCTCCATCTCGTTTAAAGATGGTGGAACATCGGGCACCGAGCTTATCAATCTGGCCACGCCTGCAAGCACATCAGGCACGGGGTGCATGTACTTGCTGATCCCAAATGACGGGGTCAGGTTTGAAGCTGATCCGTATCTCACCCTCAGCAACATCACTTCGGTGACGTTTTTCTACGGTTAAGGAGTCCATCATGGGACGAGCAGCAAAAATGGCGATTGATCAGTACCAGGGCGAAGTGCAACCTGGGGCTCAAAAACAGGACATGTCTAAGGGTGGTCCTGAGCAAACCCCTCGCAAGAACTACCAAAAGCCCTTTTCTTCTGTAGCGCCGCGTGGTGTGGGCGTGGCCCGCAACAAGCAGTGCAAGATGTACTGACATGGCTAAAACCCCGGCTTGGCAGCGCAAAGAGGGAAAAAATCCCAAAGGCGGCTTGAACGCCAAAGGGAGGGCGTCCTACAACCGTGCCAATCCGGGCAAACCGGGCCTGAAGCCGCCCCAGCCTGAAGGGGGCTCTCGCAAAGATTCTTTTTGTGCCCGTATGGAAGGCATGAAGAAGAAGCTGACTAGCGAGAAAACGGCCAAGGACCCGAATAGCCGGATCAACAAAAGCCTGAGAGCATGGAAGTGCTGAAATGGATGTGACCCTGTGGAACGCCGCGCTCTCTTTGGTCTCCGCCTTGATCTTGTTTTGGGTCAAGGTGTCGACGGACGAGGTCAAGCGGATTCAAATTTTGTTGAATCGCACTCGGGAAGAGATTGCGAAAGAGTATGTCACCAAAGCGGAGGTGCATACCGACATCAATCGCGTCTTGGACCGGCTTGACCGGCTTGAGAAGAAGATTGACGACTTCATGAAGGAGCATCGCAGTGCGAGCAACTAACAAAGTCAAGACAGTGATGCATGAATTTAAGGCCGGAAAGCTCAAGTCTTCGTCAGGCCAAAAAGTTACTAACCCCAAGCAAGCTATCGCAATCGGCCTAAGCGAAGCGGGCATGTCCAAACCGGCCAAGAAGAAAGGCGGCAAGAAATGAAACACGGCATGAAAAAAGGCGGCCTCGCCATGCGCGGAGAAGGCATTGCCAAGAAGGGCTTTGCCAAAGGCGGCGCAATCTATGCCAGTGGTCCTGATACCGCAGGCCCCCAAGGCAAAACTTTGAGCCAGCCCGTAAAAAAGTCTATTTCAGGCGATAACGTCAAGGTCCGTGGCGTGGGCGCAGCCCGCCCTCGCACTGCTACGATCTACTAAGCCATGGCCACCTCGGGCACAGCTACTTTCAACCTAGACTTCGACGACATCATCGTCGAAGCCTATGAACGCTGCGGCCTTGAAGCCAGGGATGGCTACGACATGAAGACGGCCCTAAGGTCCATCAATCTGATGTTTTCAGAATGGGCCAACAGGGGGCTGAATTTGTGGACGATTGAGCAGCGGCAGGTTGCCTTGGTTACCGGGCAGTATGAGTACACGCTGCCAGACGACACTGTAGACGCCTTGTCAGCGGTCATCCGCACCAACACGGGCTTGCCGACACAGCAGGACATCACAATTGACCGAATTGGGTACGCGGAGTACCTGCACATCCCCAATAAGTCAACTCAGTCCCGTCCCGCCCAGTATTTTGTGCAGCGCACCGCCCCTGCAAAGCTGTTCTTGTACCCGGCCCCGGATGCAACGCAGTCCTACATCTTCCGGTACTATGCCATTCGGCGCATTCAGGATGCAGGCGCGTTCACAAACACTGCCGATGTCTCTTTCCGGTTCCTGCCTTGCTTGGTGGCGGGGGTGGCGTACTATTTGTCCGTCAAAAAGGCTCCGGATCGCATTCAGCTGCTTAAGGCCATGTACGATGAGGAGTTTGCTCGCGCTGCGGCCGAGGACCGGGAGCGGTCCGGTTATTTTGCTGTGCCGATGTACCAAGCGAGGTAACCATGCCCGGTGGTTACGTCTCTGGCAAATATGCGATAGCCCTGTGTGACCAGTGCGGGCAGCGGTTCAAGCTGAACGCCCTGATCAAAGACTGGAAAGGTTTCAAGGTCTGCCGGGAGTGCTACGAGCCCAAGCATCCGCAGTTGGAGCCCAAGCGAACGATCAACGAGCCGATTGCTTTGTATCAGCCCAGGCCAGAGGCCAGAATGGCAGTCACCGTTTACGTTGGATTGACGGTGGACACAACAATTGCTAGTATTGGGATGCAGCCCATGCAGCCGGCAAAGCAGCTTTATGCAGGCGGGATTTTGTCTCCTGTGACGGTGGAGATCACATGAACTACACAGAGCTTAAAAACGCCATCGAAAGCTACACCGAAAATACGTCTTTCACGACTACCGAGTTGGATACCTTTATCCAACAGGCCGAGCAACGTATTTACAACACGGTTCAGCTTGCCAACCTGAGAAAGAACGCCACTGGCAACTTGAGCGCAAACAACAAATACTTGTCTGCCCCAAACGATTACCTGTCCACTTACTCGTTGGCAGTCATCGACAACAGCGGAAACTATTCGTTTCTTAAGAACGTAGATGTCAACTACATCCGGCAGGTCTACCCTTCGCCGACCGCCACTGGGCTCCCCAAGTATTACGCCATTTTTGGGCCGACCGTAAACGGGCCGACGATTACTGACGAGTTGTCGTTTATTTTGGGACCCACGCCAAACGCTGCGTATGGCGTAGAACTGCACTACTACTACTACCCCGAGTCCATAACGGAAGTCCCTGCCGGCCGTACATGGCTGGGCGACAATTTTGATTCCGTGCTTCTGTATGGCTCTTTGGTCGAGGCATACACATTCATGAAGGGTGAAACCGACATGATGGCTCTGTACGACGGCAAGTACAAAGAGGCGCTGATGCTGCTGAAGAATCTGGGCGATGGCAAGCAGCGTGGCGATGCTTATGTGGATGGCCAAGTCAAATTGAAGGTGCAGTAATGATCACCGCAGGCTTGGTCACCAGTTTTAAGGGTCAGTTGTTGGAGGGCATCCACAATCTTTTGACCGACACGATCAAAATCGCGTTGTACGATTCTTCGGCAAACTTGGGGCCTTCCACTTTAATCTACACCTCCGCCAATGAGGTCAGCAGCAGCGGGTACGTTGCCGGTGGGCAAACGCTGCTCAATCCGTTGGTAGCGTTTGCCGATGGCGCTGGATACGCCAGTTTTGATGACCCGATTTGGTACGCCACCACGTTTTCGGTCAGGGGGGCGCTTATCTACAATTCAACCAAAAGCAACCGCGCAATTGGGGTTTTAAATTTCGGTCTTGATCAGGTGACGCTCACGCAGGACTTCAAAATTCAATTCCCCGCCTTCCACCCTGAAACGGCCTTGATCCGTATTAATTAAGGAGTCATCATGCAGAAAGAACTTTCAAATTTTGGCGACCATGCAGAGGTGACGATGCAGTCCAACGTCGCTGGGTCCGAAACCGTTGGTATTGAAGGCCACTACCATGTGGTCTGCCGCGATGCCGATGGCAACATCAAGTGGGAAGAAGCGTTTCCCAATCTGGTCAACGCAATTGGCAAAGAACTCATGCTTGACACCCTGCTGTCTGGCTCTTCTTACACCACGGTTGGCCCGTTCCTGGGTTTGATTTCTGGTGCAAGCCCGACGTTTTCTGCTTCAGATACGATGGCATCGCACGGAGGCTGGACTGAGTTCACCAACTACACCGTTGGCGGTTCGGCTGTGCGGGGTACGGCATCGTTTAGCTCGGCCACCTCAACTGGCACCACGCCAACCAACGTGACAACCAAGACCGCATCGGCTATTACCTACACCATCACTGGTGGCGGTGGCACGGTTGGCGGCTGTTTTTTGGTGACCGGCTCTGGCGCTTCTTCGACTCAAGGCAATACTTCCGGTACGCTGTACAGCGCAGGCGCATTTGGAACGGCCAAAGTCACGACGGCAGGCGACACTGTAAGCGTCACGTACAGCACGACCGCAACTTCTTAATAGGGAGTCTTAAATGGCTCTGGTCCTTGCAAACCGTGTCCAAGAAACGGCCACGGCGAATACGACTGTAAGCTTCACGCTTACGGGCGCGGTTCTTGGCTTTCAGACGTTCGCCGTCATTGGTGACACCAACACCACCTACTACTCGGCCACAGACACGGCGGGTAATTGGGAGGTGGGCCTTGGCACGTATTCGACCACGGGACCCACGCTGACGCGCACGACGATCTATGCGTCCAGCAACTCTGGCAGCGCCGTCACCTTCTCCGGCACGGTCAACGTCTTTGTGACCTATCCGTCTGGGCGGTCGGTCAATCTGGATGGAAGCGGTAACGTCTCGGCCCTGGGGACAGTGGCTTCTGGCACATGGCAAGGCTCAACCATTGGGGTGGCGTACGGTGGTACGGGGGTCACATCATCCTCCGGGGCCAACTCGGTGGTGCTGCGGGACGCCAACTCCAACATCACGGTCAACCGGGTCAATCAGGCCAACACCAACACAACCGCAGCAGGGGGAACCACAGCCCTGACGGCTGCATCAAGCTACATCCAGACCCTTGTTGGGACGGGTGGGCAGACGTACGCACTGCCTGACGCCACCACTCTGACGACGGGTGTGGCGTTTGTGTTCAACAACCTCGCCACGAGCACCCTGACCATAACGGACTACGCCACTGCCACGATTAGCACCATCCCCTCGGGCGGTGCAGGCGCGGTGTTTTTGACGAACAACGGCACGACGGGCGGCACTTGGGACCTTCACGCATATCTGCCAGAGGGCGTGACGTTTGGCACGAATGCCTTCAATCTTGGCTCGGCGGTCATCTCTGGTGGCACTTGGCAAGGCGGGACGATCCAGCCAGCCTACGGCGGCACGGGACTGACCACTTTCACCGGGGCCAATAACGCGCTTTATTCCACTGGAGCATCGACCCTGACTGCGGGGACTTTGCCTATTGCGGCGGGCGGTACTGGCGCGACAACCGCAGGCGGTGCTTTGACGAGTCTGGGTGCTGTCAATAAAGCTGGCGATACGATGACTGGCAAGTTAAATTTGCCCGCATCGACCACGACAACGGCGGGCCTCAATATTAGCAACGGGTCTGCCCCCACAACCCCGGTTAGCGGCGATATTTGGGGCACTACATCGGCTTTGCTTTTTAGAGGATCAGGCACCTCTTATAACGTTGCTTTTACCAACATTAGCAACAGTTTTTCATCATCACAGACCTTTTCATCTACGCTCACCGCTAGCTCCACGATTAACCTAAACGGCGGTTCTTCTAATAATACCAGCCTCGGTACTAGCGCAGTCAGTGGCATATTAAATCTTGGCGGCACATCGCAGACCGGCACGATAACCCTTGGTCGCTCTACAGCAACCCAAACAACAGACATTCAAGCGGGCGCGACAACCAGCGGGAACACCAAGACCATAAATTTTGGCACGGGTGGTTTGAGTGGTTCAACGACCACCATGAACATCGGCTCCGCCGTTTCTGGTTCGACAACCACCGTAGCAGCCAACGGCACTTGGACTTTTTCTACTCCTCTGGTGGCCAGCAACGGTATTGTGCTCAACAGCACCACGGTCTCGGCTAGCTACACTATTGCCACTGGCACAAACGGGCAATCTGTCGGTCCAATCACTGTGAACAGCGGCGTCACAGTTACAGTTGCATCTGGTCAAAGATGGCTGGTTGTGTAATCATATGATTTGAGGAAAACGCCATGCCATCCACCTTTTCATCCAACCTAAAAATAGAACTCATCGGCACGGGTGAGCAGGTTGGCACCTGGGGCACGACGACCAACACCAACTTCGGTACGGCGCTGGAGCAGGCCATTGTTGGCCGGGTAACAGTTACGTTTGCCAGCGATGCCAACAAGACCCTGACGCTGACGGATACAAACGCGGCGCAGGATGCCAGGGCGCTGTTTTTGAACGTCACATCAGGCGTCAGCTTGACGGCCACACGGGACCTGATTGTCCCGGCCATCAACAAGACGTACATTGTCAAGAACGCCACCACTGGAAGCCAGAGCATCCGGGTCATCGTGGCCGGGGTGGGCGTGACCATCCCGAACGGCAAGACGGCACTGGTCTACAGCGACGGCACGGATGTCGGGTATCAGTTGGATCACCTGGGCGCTTTAAACCTGTCGGGAGCATTGACGGGAACTAGTGGGGCTTTCTCCGGCGCCGTGTCGGGGACTACCGGTACGTTCTCTGGGGCTGTATCGGGGACTACCGGTACGTTCTCTGGGGCTGTATCGGGGACT